AGATAGGTTATTAAGAATACTTGGAAGTGGTGCTTTTTGTTTGTCTTATAAGCATCCTGAAATGGAAGATGATTACGAAAATTATAAGCATTTAGTTTATTTTGATTCAATAGAAGATTTAAATAATAAAATTGATTACTATTTACAAAATGAAGATGAAAGAAAACAAATTGCATACAATGGGCAACAATTAGTAATGAACAGAAATACATTTAAGCATCAAGTAGAAAACATTATAAAATTAGTAAAATGAAAACATTGGGTTTTATGACCATTCACTATGGTTTAGAATATTTAAAAGAAAGTTTAACATCAATTAAAGACCATGTAGATGGAATGGTTATCAGTTATGTTCACAAGCCTTCGCATGGATTTAAAACAATTTTGGATTGCCCTGATAAAGCAGAAGATATTAGAAAAGTTTGTGAGGAAGTTTTAGGAAATAAATTAATTTGGGATGAAGCTGAATTTTATGGGGCTGAATGGCAGCATAGAGAAGTGAGATATAAATATTCGCAAGGATTTGATTTAATACTAACAATTGATGCAGATGAGGTATTTGAACCAACTGAAATAGAAATAGCTTTAAAATACGCTTATACAAACCCTGAAAGGTATTTTGGAATAAAAGGTTATTTAAATTTTTGGCGTTCGTTTAATTATATATGTTTAGATGGATTTAGACCAATTAGAATTGAAAATTTAAACAATCATAATAGTTTACAAAATATTAATTGCCCTTTAACCATTTATCATTTTAGCACAGCGCAAAATAAAGCAGTTATGGAATATAAATATTCGTGCTTTGGACATGCAAGTGAAATAAAAAAAGATTATTTAGAAAAGATATTTTACAAATGGACACCTGAAAATAATTTTGGTGATTTGCATCCAGTTTCAATTGACCTTTGGAATGCTGTAAAATATAATAAAAATAATTTGCCTGAATTTTTAAAAAAACATCCTAACTTTGATAAAACTTTGATATGATAGTTTACCATTTTTATGATGGAATATTTGAAGTTTGGAAATGTAAATTATACACAATTGAATTATGCATGAATTAGCAGCTGTAATAGTAGATACACGAAGATTAAGTTTATATCAAGTAATTACAGAACATTTATTTTATTTACCTAAGTACACAAAGCTTTACATATTTAGTTCTGAAGATAATAGGCATTTACAAGAAATGCTTAACTGTGAATTTTACGTAGTAGAAATAAATGATATTAGAGGATATAATAAACTTTTAAAATCAAAAAACTTTTGGAATAAAATTAAAGAAGAAAATATATTAATTTTTCAAGAAGATAGCAGATTATTAAGAGAAGGAATTGAAGATTTTTATGAATATGATTATGTAGGTGCCGCTTGGGATTTTTATCCTTTTGTTGGTAATGGTGGTTTAAGTTTTAGACACAAATCAGCAATGTTAAAAGTTTTAGAAGTTTGCAATCCTGAAAATGATATTAATGAGGATGTTTATTTTGCGTGGGGATGTAATGTTTTAAAATTAAATTTAGCACCAGTTCATGTAGCAAATAAATTTAGCTGTGAAACTCAATTTAATTTAGGAACTTTAGGTTATCATGCAGTAAATCGTTATCTTTGTGAATCTGAAATTAATCAGATACTAAATCAGTATAATGGAAAATAAAATAATAGGAATATATAAAATTACATCTCCATATGGGAAAATATATGTAGGAAAATCAAAAGACATAAAACAAAGATGGTTAGGGTATAAGACTAGACAAAATAAAAAACAAACAAAACTTTATAATTCTTTTAATAAATACGGTGTAGAAAATCATATATTTGAAATAATAGAAATTTGTGATATATCAGTTTTATCTGAAAGGGAAACTTTTTTTATAAAAAAATATAATACATACAATACAGATAACGGTCTAAATTTAACTGGTGGTGGAGAAGGTCGTGATTATTTATGTGAAGAAGATAGAAAAAAAATAGGGGATTTTCATAGAGGTAATAAATATAATTTAGGTAGAATTACATCTGATGAGACAAAAGAAAAATTAAGACAAATAGGTAAAGTAAGGATATTTACTGATGAGCATAGAAAAAAAATAAGTGAAGCAAAAAAAGGATTTAAACAATCAGAAGAAGCTATCCAAAAAATAAAAGATGCTAGAAAAAAACAAGTTTCGCCAATGAAGGGAAGGCATCATACAGAAGAAACTAAAAACAAGATAAAATTAAAAAAAACAGGTGTGAAAATGCCAGAAGAACAAAGATTAAGATTAATAGAATATAGAACTGGAAAAACTTTTAAAAAGAACAAGTAAACGAAATAAAAAATCAATATGAATCAATTAATAATTAGAGATAATTATCACCAAGCATGTAAAACTCCAAGTGATATAAACGAACATTTAGAAGTTCTTTATGATTTAGCAAAAGAATGTTCACATATTACAGAAATGGGTGTTCGTTCTGTAGTAAGTACATGGGCTTTTATGTATAGAAATCCAAGTGTTTTAGTTGGAATAGATTTACATGTTCATCCAAATATTGATGAAGCTTTAAAAGTTTACCCTAATTGGAAATTCATCCAAGCAGATACGCTTAAAATCGAAATAGAGCCAACAGAATTGCTTTTTATTGATACCTTACATATTTACTCACAACTTAAAAAAGAATTGTTTAAACATGCAAAAAAAGCAAAAAAATATATTGTATTACATGATACAACTACTTACGGGCAAAATGATGAACCGACTGATTGGCAAACTCCTGAAATCATGGAAAACTACCAAACGGAAAACAAAAAAGGATTGATGCCAGCTGTTGATGAATTTTTAGAAGCTAATAAAGAATGGTATATTTACAGACAATATACAAATAACAATGGTTTAACTATTTTAAAAAGAGTATGAATTTAAAATTTAGAATTAAGCAAGAATTTATTCATTGTGATATAATCACTAAGGATAAATCAGGAAATGATGTTTTAGTAAATCATTTAAACTTTAATGATTATTTTGCTAACTTAATGTTTGCTGCAGGGCAAAGCCATTTGATTGAATTAAATCCTTTGTACGATGTACAATTACAGGAAGAAAAAAAAACTTTCGAGCAAATATCGGAAAATGTTATTGCATTAACTTACAATCCTCTTCAGATAGAAGAAAACAATTTACAAGAAATTCCAAAAGAGCAGGAATTAAAGCGCAAACGTGGAAGGCAACCGAAAGTGAAAGCATAAAACATAATGGATTTTTATTGCCGACGGAAATAGCAACGCTTAGAAGTCACATGGCAATACTTCAGCACTCTTTGAATGAAAATTTAGAGAGTGTTTTTATTTTAGAAGATGACGTTGATTTTACAGATGACTTTATTAATAAGTTAGAAGATTGCTTAAAGGAATTACCTGAAGATTGGGACGGAATACACTTAGGTGGTTATTCGCCTAATGGAAGTACAGTAAATTATTCAATCATGTTAAATAAATGCTTTGCAAGTTGGGGAGGTTATGGGTACATAGTAAATAAAAAAGCTATTCCAATAATTTTAAAAGAAATAGAAAAAGAGGAAAAACAAATTGATACTTACATTGCTGGTTTAATGCCTTCATTAAAATGGTTTAAAACAAAAGAAAAACTTGTTTTGCACCCACCTAATCAAAGTACTATATTAAACAAGTGGGTAGATTATAAAGATTTATATTAACTATCTTTAAAGAAATATATTAAAACTTAAATTTGAAATCATGTTTAAACCACGCACTTTAACGTATAAAAATCGTGTTGTTAAAATCTACAAGGATAATAACACCGACTTAATAAAATACGGTGCAGACAATGCTTTTCCACAAAAGTTAATAACTCAATTAGATGAAAGCGGAACTGCAACAGCTTGTATTGATGTACTTAGTCAATATATCTATGCAGATGGCTTAGTAAATGAGCAGTTAGGAGATTTTAAGATTAATGAAAAGCAAACATTCAATGAATTAATTGCAGATATTACAAGTTATGTAGCACCTTTTCAGGCTGTTTCTTTGTATGTAATGCGTGGACTTGATGGAAAAGTAAAGGAATTAAAGATTATTCCTTTTGAGCAAATAAGAAAAACAGATAGGGGTACTTTTATTGTTAATAATACTTTTGGTACTGCTAAATATAAAAAGGAAAAAGACAAAGAATTTCCTGCATTTTATGGAGCTGAAATAAGTCCTGAACAATTACGTGAACATGTAATGGAATGGGGTGATAATACTGGAGAAATCCTTTATTACTTCAGAAAAAAACCAATGAAAAATTATTATCCTATTCCTACTTTTTATAGTGCGATTGAGGATATAAATACAGATAGTGAAAATAGTAAATACGAACTTGAAAGCGTTACAAATTCATTTTTACCAAGTGGAATTTTAAACATAGTTGGAAACTATGATAATACACAGGAAGATGAAAACGGAATGACTCAACAGGATTATTTAGATGCTACTTTAGAGCAATTTACCGGAAATGTAAAAGATGAAACTGGTGCAAGTGGAAGGCAAAAGCTTTTAATCTTACAAGCTAAAACTAAAGAGGAACTTGCTGTTTACCAACCATTGAGTAATGAAGGAATTTTAAATGCAATTGAAAACAGCACTAAAAGAGTTGCCGATAAAGTTGCAAGAGCCTTTGGAGTGCCACCATTCTTAATTGGTTTAGGTGGTAATGTTGGCTTCTCAACTAATATAATAGCTGATAATATTGAACTTTTTAATAATAGAATTAAGGTTTTACAAAATTTAATTAGTGATGCATTGCAACAATGTTACCCACAATTAGAATTTACTTTAACTCAATTAAAACCGATTAAGTTTATTGACAAAGAAATATTAAAAGATTTAACTGTTGATGAACGCAGAGAAATAGCTGGTTATGAACCTTTAAATACAAACAATGGCATACAAACCACTAATAATTAAAAGCGACTTTGATGCTTATTGCAGAATGAGTAAGAACATAAAAGATTCTGACTTAGATATTCACATTCGTGATACTCAGGAAGTAGAATTTGAATCATGGGTTTCAAATGAGTTTTATACAGACTTAATGGATAACCTTTCAACAAAGCCACAATTAACAGCTTTATTTAACGAATACATAAAGCCTTTTTTGGTTTTAGGTTCTTATTATCGTTTCTTATTATGGCATGGTGCTAATGTTAGCCAGTATGGAATAAGACAAAACAATGAAGATACAAGCATTGAAGTAACTGATAAAAGACGCGCCGAGTTAATGGGCGATGTTCAAAGTAAAAAGAATGCTTATTTAAATAAATTGAAAGATAAATTGTTTAATGACAATTTTACTTATGATTCTGTGCAATATAACTTTTATGATTCGTATGATAAAAGAGAATTAATGCAAGAACAAAATATTAGACAATTAGGACAAAGAAAATTAATTAAAAAAGGAAGGGGGTTCTGTGGTTATCCGAAGGATTGTTGGTGATACTTATCCAGTAAAAATTCAGATACTTTCTGAAGATGGCACTGCATTCAATTTAACAGGATGTACTTGCTTTTTTACTGTAAAAAAAAGGTATGAAGATACAGACGCACAAGCTATAATTAGTTTGAGTACAAGCTCACATGTTACAGCATTAGAAGGTATTACAGAATTTACTATGACTTCAGCTAATGTTAGTTTAGTTGGTTCATTTTTATATGATGTAAAAGTAAAGGACACAAATAATATTATTTATTCTGTTATTACTGATAAAATTATTTTTGAAAATCACGTTACAATAAGAACTTCATGACACCTTATAAGCTTAAAATATTAAATGGAGTATTGAAGTTAAAATCATTTGCTGATGTAGTTTTAAATATCTTTGGAATAAAGGATTTAGGAACTCAAACAGGCAATGTAGATAATGGTTTAGTAGATTGGAGCATTCAGCATTTAACAAAGACTACAGCGCAATGGAATGCCGATACAACAACTATTTTATTAAAAGGTCAGTTAGGCATAGAAGATACAGCAAACGCAACATATAAGCTTAAAATAGGAAATGGCACTAATTTATGGAGTTCTTTATCATACGTTGGGGCTGGTGGTGCAGGAAGTCAAGATTTACAAAGTGTTACTGATTTAGGAGCTACCACAACAAATGCAATTAATACAGCAGGAATAACAAGTGATTATTTACAATTAGACACAACTGCAACAAATACAAATGCAGTTGGTAAAGTAGTCTGGAATAACACTTTAGGAACTGGTGAAATAGGTTTAAAAGGCGGTAACATAAATGCTAAATTAGCACAAGATTTATACGCAAGGGTTGTAAATAAAACAACTCAAAATTTATTAAGAGCTAATTACCAAGCTGTAAAAGTTCAAAGCGCACAGGGGCAAAGATTAGCTGTTAATTTTGCACAAGCTAACAATGATAATAACAGCGCAGATACAATTGGAATAGTAGCTGAAAATATTGATAACAATCAGGAAGGATTTGTAATTACAGTTGGACTAATTGAAAACATAAATACAACTGGAACTTTACAAGGTGAAACATGGGCAGATGGCGATGTTATTTATTTAAGCCCAACAACTGCTGGAAGCCTAACAAACGTAAAGCCTGATGGAAGTACAGGACACATTGTAGTTATTGGTTATATTGAGTATGCTCATCAAAATAATGGTAAGATATACGTTAAGATAATGAATGGCTGGGAACTTGATGAACTTCATAACATATATATAAATCAGGGAACATTAGCTAATAATCAAATATTAACTTATGAAAGTGCAACACAACTTTGGAAAAATAAAACGGTTGCAACAGCCTTAGGTTATACAGCTGAAAACTCAGCAAATAAAGGAGTGGCAAATGGTTATGTGCCATTAGCAAGTGATGCAAAAATTGATGCTGCTTATTTACCAAGTTATGTAAGTGATATTCTTGAATATGCAAATTTAGCATCATTTCCTGCGACTGGTCAAAGTGGAAAAATATATTTAGCTTTAGATACTAATAAAGTATATAGGTGGTCAGGTAGTGTTTATATTGAGGTCGCAGCAAATAGTGGTGTTTGGGGTGCAATAACAGGAACGATAACAAATCAAACTGATTTACAAACAGCATTAGATGCAAAAGTATCTATTTTACCTTTATATTTTGGATCTGCGCAAAACACTTTAAATCCAGCAGATTCGACAACATACTACTTTGCTAATACTTCAGGACCTTCAACTGGATTTATATCAAGATATATTCCAATTAGTTCGGCTGTTACAGTAATTGCATGTTCATTTGAAATATGGGTAAATAGCACTATCGGTTCATCTGAAAATTCTCAAATAGATTTATTAGTATATAATAGTTCAGATGTTTTGCAATCAACTAATTTAATTAGTAATACTGTAAAATGGAATAATGCAAGTAAAACAAATAAATACTTTATTACAGGGTTAAATTATTCAATACCTGCAAATAGCTATATAGTATTAAGGTTAATAACACCAGCATGGGTAACTAATCCAACAGTAACTTGGGGAACATTTAATTTAAGTATAAAATGATGTTTGAATATAAAATAAAATTAGAAAATGGTAAATACAATATTTACTATTTCATAAATGGTGTAATTGACACAGTAGAGTTCTATGGTTATTCACTAAATGACCCTCAATTAATCATTCGTTATGGTTACAAAGAAATAAAATAATGGTACTTTAAAAAATAAAAAAAAATGATTACATTTTCAAATAGAGCAGGAGTTTCGGGAGGTTCGGAACTTATAGCAGATACAAATGCAAGAACAGGTGAACAAATTTGCGCTTTTTATGTGCGTGAAGATACAGTTGTAAGTGTTGCGACTGGTAATGGTAAAAATTATGTTACCATATTTGGAATAAGTGGCAAAACATTAAAAGCAGGAGACTGGTTTTATGTGCCTTATTTTGAATATATCACAGCAATTACTTTAACAAGTGGAAGTATTATTGCTTACCAAGAAAAAAATATATGATAGGAATAGGCAAAAATCTATTTAAAGCAAATGTAAAAGCTGGAGGTGTCGCACCTACTTACGATGCTGATGCTTTAGCTTATTTTACTGCTAACACTGCAATAACAAGTGCAGCCGATAAAAACGCTATAAATACCTTTTATTTAGGGCTTAAAAGCGATGGAATTTACACTAAAATGAAAGCAATGTATTTGCCTATATGGAGTTCGGCAAGTGCTAATAAATGGAATTTGTTTAATCCTTCAGACACTAATCTAGCTTTTAGGTTAAATTTTACTACGGGTTGGACTCATTCAAGTAATGGCATTCAGCCATTAAATGCCTATGCGGAAACTTTTTTAAAGCCAAGTGTGTCATTATTACAAAATAGTGCACATATTTCTTTTTATTCGCAAACAAATAATGATACTGGCATTGATATGGGTATTAACTCAAATAGTGTTAATGGTAGATTATATATGTATTTAAAATTAGGCGGTGCATTTGGTGGAAGGAATAATAATACAACAGCAGAACGAACAATATCTAATACAAATGGCTTAGGTCATTATATTAGCAATAGAATTGATTCAACTAATGTTAAGTTGGTAAAAAATGGAACAACAACAAATGTAGCCTCAGCATCGAATGGTCTTGATAATTTAGAAATTTCAATAGGGGGAATTTATAGTTCTACCTCTTATGTTTATGGCACAAAAAAATGCTCATTCGCTTCAATAGGAGATGGCTTAACAGATACAGAATCAAGTAACTTTTACAGTAGAGTAAATACATTAATGACTTATTTCGGAATAAACGTATAACTATGGAAGGCAGAATAGTAATAACAGAACAGGCAGAACAATTACAAGGGGTTTTCATTGACCATGATACTTTCTTTAATTTCGTTCAGGATATAAACGGAATATATTTTTTATTTTTAAGTGAACAGGATGAGGTCGATATAGCAAAGACTGAATACGCACCTTTGTTGCAGATACCTTTAAGTCCTTACACACCACCACCAACACCACCAATACCATGAAAGAGGCATTAGACTTAATAAAGAAACATGGCGCAACTGCGGTACTCGTTTTGTGGCTATGGCATACTCATACTCGAGTAGAACATTTAGAAGCTAAATTATATAATTGTTTAGAAAGAGAAAGAATTGAACAATTGTATAGTAAACCAAACGAAGCTGTACTACCTAAACCAATAGAAGATGAAACTAAAAGTAGTTAGGGAAACTAAAAACGATGTTTGCACTATTGGTAGTTTATTTATCAATGATGTTTTCTTTTGTTATACCTTAGAAGATAAGGACAGAGGATTAAAACAAAGTGATTCTTTACTTTTCATTCAAGCTAAAAAAATTTTCGGTTTGACTGCTATTCCTTCAGGCTTCTATAAGCTAACAGTTAATCAAAGTCCGAAGTTTAAAAGGATGTTACCACGTATCTTAGATATAAAAGGTTTTGATGGGGTTCTTTTGCACAGAGGTAACTCAGCAAACGATTCACTCGGATGTATTCTTATTGGCTATAAAAAAGGTGAAAACTCAATATTTGAAAGCACAAAAGCTGAGACTGACTTAGTAAACAGGTTGTTGTTACATAACAACGAAGTTCACTCAATAGAAATAGTTTAAATCAAAAAAGCACCTTACGGGGTGCTTTAAGTGTTAGAAATTTTTATGAAAAAAACACAAAGAACGAAGAGCAAAATTAAACAATTTAAAACAATATACAAATGTTATTACAATTAGTAAATGATACACTAACAACAGTAGTTAGTGAAGTAGTTAATACAGCGGTGGCCGTTCATGAAGTAACTGGTGGCGGAGCTTTCATAAATGGGGTTGATAATTCAGTAGTGGGTTCAATAGTTACTTTATTAGTAGCTGCTATTATTCGCCATTTTGAAAAGAAAAAAATTAAAAAGAGAGCGAATAAGTAGTAAAATTTTCTTATTGATTTTCAATTAGTTAGCAATTATTTTAAAAAATAGTTGCTTTTTTTTATCTATGAATGTTAAAGTGATTGAAATTTAGTTTAAATTTGCTTTATAATTAAAAACACAAACAATGAAAGTAACAGATTTAAAAGAAGTAATAATTCCACAGGTAGGAGTTATATATTCTGCAAAAGAAGAGAATGTAGAAGTATATGGTTCTGATATTTTAGGATGGAAAGTATGGGTTACTATTGGATATCGTTCATCTATGATTAACCCTAACGGAAAAAAATATGCAAATAAAGAAATAGCAATAGCAAAAGCAAATCATTATTTAAAAAATCCATCTATTTATTCAAAACAAATATTATCTAATTAATAACAAAAAGGGGAGCAGCATCCTACACTGCATAAACAATTAAAAACACAAACAATGAAAATCACAATTGAAAGAAAAGAAAAAGTAGTAGTAGAGGTACAATTACCTTACTTCTCAAAAAACCACTACCATTATTACATGGTAGAAGAAAGTAGAACAACTGTTTTATTTTTCGGAGAAAATGAATCCTCAATCACAGTTACTCAACACATGATGCAATACCCATGCAGCTATGAGAAAATAGAAGAGAAAGAATTTAACGAAGTATTTAATATAATTAAAAAACAGATTTATGAATAATATTAATCAAATAGAACTCAATAATAACCTTGAATATTGGTACGGGTTCATAGATGCTAACTTAGTTCACTACAATAGAATCAATATTAGTAACGTATCACTTGACAATACAACAATGGAAATGTTCATTACAGATACAGAAACACACTTTTGTTTTGACTTTTATAAAAAAGGTCAGGTTGTAGGTAAACATAAAATCTTCATAGGAAATAACCAATTAGAATTTGACTGGAACTTACAATTCAGTCAGGAACTAATTAAAATGTTTAAATCAATAGATATTAAAAACCAAATAGCAATATGAAAATACCCGAAACTATCAAAACAAAAATGAGTGATTACTACACATTTGGTGACCACACGAAAATTAAAAGATTAGGCATACAAAGGAAAAAGCCATTCAGCTTAGTAACCATTGGCAAGGCTTTTAAAGAGGGTGAATGCCATGATGACTTACTCGACTTAATAGATGAATTTTA